AGAACATTTAACACAACAAATATAATAATAATATTAAAAATAAACAACTTTTTTAAAAATTATTTTGATTTTGCAATATTTAAAGCAGCATTATAATCAGCATGAATTTCTTTACCATAATTATGGCAATCAGGATTAATACATTTAAAAATATCACGGTCATTTCTATAACCAATATCGCCACAAACAGAACATTTTCGAGATGTATATGCAGGATTTACTTTTTTAAAAACAATACCATATTTTTTTGCTTTGTATTCTATTTTATTTAATAAATCGTAATATGCCCAATTTCTCAACACCCTATTATCTTTCGCTTCACGAGTAATTAATGATAAATCTTCAACATTAATTTGACCACATCCCCAATTAATTGCACATTTTATTATTTCTGAACTAACTTTATGGTTAAAAGTACTTCTAAATCTACTTTCATAATCTTTAATATTATTTACTTTTTGTAGTTTTCTAACCCTACCATGTGCTGACCTTGAAAATATTGTATTTTTTTGAATTTCACGTTTATTTTTTTCAATCGCTAATTTAACTTTTAGAAGATAGAAGTTTTTATCACCCAATGCTTTTCTTTCTAATGAATTGTTAGTTGCTAGATATGCAGCATATTTCATACCTAAATCAACACCAAGAACTTTATTGGGATCGAGTTTAATTTCAGTGTTTTTTCTATATTTAACAACGAGTAGTAAATAAATTTTTTTATTAGTAATAATAATACTTGAATCGCATAGTTTATAGTCAGGATCGTTATTATAAATTCTATCAACAATAATTCTGTTATTTGATTTATCTAAACCAAATAATAATTTTAATTCAATGTTATGTTTACAATATATTGATTTAAATCTAAAAGTATACGTATTATCATCATATTTATTGAACCAAAAACCACCAATTTCCTTTGTTTTATTACCATTACTATCAATACGGGATGGTGCTTTTATGTTTATGGGTATTGGTATATTTTTTTTATAAAATGTAATGTTTTTCTTTCCAAGATTAACATCTAACTTGTCATTAAGATATTTATCAACAACATTTTTATTGATTGCACAATATGTATACGAATTTAAATATCTAAATTGTTCTGGTAGTGATTTTATGTAATTGACAATTTTATTATATGTTAAATTGCTGATATAATCATATCCTAATGATTTTACATATTCAATTTCTTTATTTTTTATATAACTAAAATAATATTTTTTATTTTCTTGATTATTTCTATCAATTAAATAATTGTTTCTGATTTTAATAAAATTTTCATCATTATTTAATAAATCCCACACATTTGAATCAAAAGTCATTAAATTTTTAACAACAAAATTATGTAATTCAAAATTTTGTTGATTTGCATTTCTCAACAATGACCATATCTCATTTTTATACTCATTGCGTTCATTATCATCCACAATGTTGTTAGGTACATGAACCGTAAGTTCAATTTTTCTTGTTAATGTGATTTCTTTACTTTTCATAGCAATATCATTTTTTTCATAAACACATTTTTTTTTATTCAAATATCAAAAAATTATTTTTTTTTATATTCATTTGATCTTTAGAATAGGCATTGAATTTATTTAAAAAATAAGAATTCCAACATTTTTAGAATGATTAATTAATTTTACATTATTGCTTTTTGCAATAAAATCATCAATATTAATTGACATATATAATATAATTTTATGGTTTATAAATTTAAAATTGAGTTATTTGGTAGTGAGTTATATAGACTAAATCAAAATCCATGTCAATGTCAAAGACCCCTCTCCACTGCAATGGCAAGAACAATAACACAGTCTTTTTCCTAATAATACAACACGCCAGTAATATTATTAGGTAAATGTTGATTTTTATAAAAAACCAACAAAAAATTTATTTGTGGAAAGGGCGATATTGTAACATGTCACAACATTTGCATTGTTGGCGCAAACGTAGTCATTAGTCCCATAAATTAAAGAACTCACTACCAAATATAAAGTGTGATGTAATATCGCTTTTGCAAATTACATCACACACCTCAATATCAACTATTCATTATCATCGGATAACATTTCCAAAAATTTATTAATAGTTTTTTGGAAACGTGGATCGACTTGTATACGCATTGATGCAATTTCTTTAATTTTTTCTTGACGTTTTATTTCGAAATCCATTTTTATTTCATCAATCTTATTGAGATATTCATTATATTTAATTGTATATTCATTCAATAATTGTTCATATTCTTTATCAATATCACGCTGAATATCGGCATTATGTTTTGCAATACGTGCGTTTTCTTGTGTTATAAGATTATTTACTTTTGCCTTATAATAATTAACACGTTGTTCATATTTCCTATGTAGTGTTGCTAATTTTTCATGTAAGTTAATTAAATCAACAGATGTGTGGTGTACATTTATATTCACAGGTGTTTTTTCACCATCCTTAACATCTATCCATTCGATGGTAGGTATGGTTGGTAATTCATTACGAAGTTTAGTAAGAATACCATTTTTATGAATGAATTGACCGATATGTGATGCATATGCTTCTGCTTCAATGAATTCATTATATTCCTTAACACTCAACTGTTCAACACCCCATTTCATATCAACATTTTTTAGTAGTTTACTTGAAATATCATTTTTGGTTGGTTTTTGTGGGGGTGTTATTTGGGATAAATCAGGAGATTCTGATTGTGCATTAATTAAAAGTATATCTTTGGCTTTAATATTTTCCATCAAAAATGCCTGACAAGCATGTAATTCTGCTTTTTCCATTAATAATTCTATAATGTTATCTGGGATTTTATTTCCATTTTGTAACGTATATTTATAACCACCATAATTAATAGTTTTACTATAATTATTAATGGTTTCGAGTTTCGACTGTATTTCAAGTGCTCTTTGATAGCACATATTAGAAATTGATTGTGCTTGAGATAAACTTAATCCCTTATTAACTGCTAATGAGTGTTTCATATGATTATGTTTTTAAAATTAATAATTACAAAATTATAAATAATAACTTAATTATACAAGTTTTTTTAAACTAAATTTCATTAATATACTCACAATCATCATCTTTATCATGATAATTCCAGCACACCCAAATTTTATTTAATTCTTTTTGAATTATATTGGGTCTATGTGCTTGATTTAATCGATTTATTAGTGATAAAACTTTTTGCTTATCATATCCTGCAGAATATCTTTCACCACTTTTCGTTTTAATTAACCAATATCCTTCATCCGACAAATCAAGATAATAAAAATCGTTTAAAACACATGCATCAGTTTTGTTATTTTCACGTAAAACATTATTTCTTGCAACAATAACTTCACTAATCATACTCGATAATTTCAAAAGTAAACCATCAGCACCATATTTTTTTATATGATTTTCCAAAAAATTTTCTGGAAATAGTCCACCATCAATATCACCAATTTTATCGTTATGATTATCACTATCGGTAATAACATAAAGCGATGTAATTAATTTGGTTTCAAACATATATAATATTATTTTTTAAAATAAAACAACAATAATTTATTTATTTTCTGGTATATTATCTAACAACAATTTATTATCTTTATGTAAAATTGGGCATTTATTTTCGGATGCTAAAAATCCATACATGTCCTTTAAGTAAATGAATCCTTTTATATTTTCGTTGATTATATTGAAATCAATATCTGGTTTGTTATTTGATTCATGATCATCATCAAACATTAAATGATTTGTAATATTTTTTGTATAATCAAAAATTAAATTTGATTGTCGTTCAATAAAATATTTAATAACATCACTTCTTGATGGTATAGTAAAACACTTTGCAAAAAAATCGATAAATTTAATATATTTCAAATCATCAATAAACATATATTCACGGACATCACAAACTTCAATACCATCAATATAAAAGTACTCTTTACTACATTTATCAATTTTTTTTGAAAGTCTAAGACTGTTAAAAGTATTTGTTGTAAAATTAGTAGTTTCTGTCACAATTTTTTGAATATCACCATCACACCATTCACCAAAGTCTTTGTATTTAAATTCATACAATAATACATCCAATTCATAATAATTAACAAAAATTAATTTGGCAGTTGGTATCTTTAGGAGAAGTTCAGATGCTGTTTCTTTCAAACAATCCATAATTTCATCACTAAATTTATCACCACTATTACTTGTGTTGAAATTAGTATAGTTTGAATTTTGTATTTGAATAATAGTATATGTATTAGGTGGTAGAAAAAAGCGAGTGCTTTTTTCATAATACTCTGATAAATTATTACTCAAATTTTCACTCATTTTAATTTCCAATCATCAACTATAAGTAAACATGTATCTTTTTTTGATAAGAATGGTTTATTATTATCAATATAATGGGGTATAAATGATGCTGCGAGCCATTCAATCTTCATAACACGACGATCAGTTTCAAAACCATATTCTTGGTCATTAAAAATTTTCATCAAAGCATTTTCGGCTTCTGTTGGGTCATTAGCAATAATATAATATTGACCCAAACCTCTGGTTGTAACCAAATATAAATTTTTCATATTATTCATTATTTTTAATTAAAAATTTATTTGAAATCGCTTTAAATGATAGTCTACCGTTATTTGAAGTTTCATATCTTACGAAAACAACACCTTCTCTATCAACTTGAGGATTAAGTTTGCTTTTACCGTCAGCATATTTAAGAACTTCCTCAATTGTTGATGGTAGAATATAGTTCATATCAAGAATTGGTACTGTTTCCAATCCTAAACCATTAATTAAAGGTATCATATCTTCGTATGACAGGTATTGATATTGATCAATATCAAAAACCCTAAAAAATCTAACGGTATGTCCTTTTATTTTGTATTTATTTTTTTGAATACCTTCACCAATTATTTCACCTTGTAATGCAATATTCCTACCTAATGATTTTAATTTATTTTCAATATCATTTTCTCTTGCAAATTTCCACATTGTATTGGTTGGGGATTCATATAAATCCCAATTTCTACTACAAACGCCAAAAGTACCATTATACCAATAGAATGAACAAGAACTACCATCAAGTTTTTCTGTTGCAATAAAAGATTTTCCTGAATACTGTTCAACAATATTAGGTAGTGTTTGTATTCTTTCTTCATCGGTAATTTGAAAAAACGATGGAAATTTACCCTTAGCAGTTCCAGATAATTCTGCAGGTATTGGTGGTTCGTATTTAACAACACCTAATATTTCGGTAACATCAGCACCTTCAACCAAATCAACGTCTTGTTTAAGTATTGATAATGGAAAACAAATACCTTGTGATATTTGACCTCTTAACTTCAAGGTTTTTATTCTAAAGTTTGATTTTCTTAAAAATTCAAATTCGGGACGTTCTGGTAATTGTGAATCAATTTCACAATAAACACACAAGTCACCAACCTTAAATTCGTTTTTTTTAACAACAACTTTCCAACCTAATACTTCTGCAACTTCAATAGCATCAGCATCTGGTATTGGTTTTATTGATTTGATTCTTTGTATTGATGCTAATTTTCTCATAACATGAAATTTTTTATACTAAAAAGATATACGAATAATATAAAATTATGTTACAAAATTTCATTAAAAATTTTTTTCATCCAATAAATTTATATATTCTTTCCAAAATTTTATAAAACTAATAGCAAATTCACACATTGTTATATTTTTATCACCAATATTTTCAATAATATATGACGAGTAATTGTTTTCTTGTGTTACTATATCGTAACAAATATCGAAATGGATAATTTAATTGTATAATTGTAAATTTATTTTGAGTATAACAAAACCAACCCCAATAATCAGGTATTGATAAATCATCTGTAATGGATTGGTTTTCACTAACTCTTAAAACAACTTCAACAATATCATTTATTTTTAGAATTATATACTGCATTCACATGAAAAAAATATTCAGAATTTAATATCATATGGATTCCAATTTGCTAAATCCCATTCAATTTTCAATTTTTTACGTAGATAATTCACACAATTTCGCCATTTATCATTGTGTGTAAATTTATTGATATTCGTCAGATTTGTTTAAATCTTCATTGCGATATTCGTTTGGGAATTTCTCACCAGCCAATAAAATTGGTTTATTAACGGCATCACGTATTTTATCAATTACCCATAAAATTTCATCAATATCAGTACCGCCGATTGATATTGGATTTTTGGTATATGCTATTGGAATATTATTTTCATTATAATACACCTCATGTATTTGTAAATACATATCATCATTATTGCTTTTATGTGCTAATATTCTATAGTTCCAACTCATATTTATTTATAGTTATTATTTACGACTATGTATTACGAATAATATCAAAAATTGTTATAATTCAATTGCGTTTTTATCAAAAATTTTTACTTTTCTTTCAATCACAATATATTCACCAATATATCGGGGATAATAGTTTGGATTATCATTTTCAACTTCTTTTATTGCTGCAGTATATAATCTATATCTTCTTTGATCGGAAGGATGTATTTTAATTGCGTTTGGTTTATATTTATTAATAAAATCAAGAATTATGTTAATAATTGTTGACATAACATTTGAAATCTTAAATTCATTAGTAATTGATTCAGGTGTACCATCAGAAACACCAAATTGAAATGACCAAATTCTTTTATATCTATTTTCTAATTGAAATATTGCAAGATATTCATAATTTTCACTATCAAATTCATATTCAACATAATCGTAACTAATGTCACTACGTTTATACTTATATGGTTCTTTTGTAGTTAGTTCAATTTCATTCAAATTATGTAACCTATCTCCAAATTCTGGTAATTGTGATGTGTGTAAATTATTAAATTCTTCTTTAATTATTCGTCTTATTTTAAACAAATTTAAATTTTTCATATAATATATTTTTATATTGTATTATTTTAACAAGTACCTTTAATTGGTGTTGATAATTTTTTATCATTAATATGTGTGATTAAGCATTCCGAACCCTTTTTCATGTTACATTCTAATTCATATCTACCATATAATAAAAACGAATAAAAACCGCTTTCCCAATCAATATCAGCAGTTTTTACAATTGCAGTTAATATAAAAGTATTTTTATTTAAATCATCTGTATTGGTAATACCATAACTACCAACATTATCTTTACTAAATGACCAAAATACGCCAACGTTATTAATATCTAAATCATTGATTGTATTTAATTTTAACAAACGATATACTTCAATTTTTTCTTTACTAATCACATCATTATATATTGCTTTATAAGTATAAATTAACGTTTCTAAATCATCACCATACATTGGTTCTCTGTAATCCCAATCAATATTACCATTATCATCAAAAATACTTTCAGGTGCGTTTTTATTTAACCAATTAATAATATTATCCCAATTATTTAAATCTAAATTTTCAAATAAATTACGATGTTCATTAACAAATTCAAAAATTGTATTTTTAATTATATTATCAATATTCATATTTTATATATATTTACTAATAAATACATAAAAATACTATTATCGATATGGTGTTATAATCATATTTCCATTAAAAAATTAATATAATTATGTGAAAAATGAAAACGCAAACATACTAAAAAAAAACATAATTAATATGAAAACAATACCAATAATATCTTTTAAAATACTTATTTCAGTATTATTAAAACCAAAAAATAATTTCATATAAAAAACATCAAAAAAATTAATAAAGGTAATGCTTCGTATTATTTGTAAAACATGTTGAACAATATTTACCATTCAATGTATTATAAATTACATTAGGTTCACAACCACAACCATCACATTTTAATTTGATTGTATTGGTATAATTATTTGATTTTATTAAATGACGTATCATTTCATCAGAATTAATTAATAATTCAATTAATTCTTTTTTCGATAATTTCATATACATTGCATATTTTTCTTCTCTGGTTTGTTCAATCTCTTGAAGAAAATTATAATTTTTATTTTCATTCATAATTGTTAAATTTAATTAATAAATCAATTATTTTTTTTTGTATAAAATTTTTCTAATTTATCTCTAAAAATGCCAATTCTATTAATATTAACAATAAAATCATCATTAACAATATCAATTAAAATTCCTTCAATTATATAAGGGTCATCATAAATAACACTTTCAGAAATTGGATAATACACACAATCCCCTATCGATGGTGGATTATTAATATTACATCTTATATAATTATCCTGTAAAAATTTATTGAATTCAATGACATTCATAATAATATTTTTTTATAAACTTTATAATTATTTTAGCCAATGTAATGGATTAAATTCAAGGTAAATATAAACACCGATCATATACATTATAAAAATGATTAATATAATAACAAAACCAATTAAAATTGTATCGGAATTAAAAAGTTTATTTCTAAAAATTCTCATAATTATACTAATTTAACCAAATTTCAAAATATTCAAATAATGTATCTGGACTTCCAAAACAATAATATTTACTCATATCAACATCTGCATCAATTTTTAGTGAATTCCAAATATCTTCAATTTGCTTATCGGAAAAAAATCCATATCTAAAAACATTTTGCAATAAATTATATGCGTTTATTGTTGTATTTGATGGTAATACATCAAACAAATAATACACATATATCAATGCGGTTTCTTTTGACACAATTCGATATTTTAATGCCAACAATCCACCTAATGTTATTTTTAAGTTTGTCAGATTTTTTATAGTATTAATAAATAACATAGTATTATAACTATCAAAATAATCGACATTAGATTGATATATCATTGAATTTATGTCAATATTATTGATATCATCAATAATTTCTGATAAATTTGGATCGTCTGAATTTATTATATCTAATATAAATTGCAATTCATACGCACTTGCGTATGTTTGCGGTTTATTTTTTGAAAATGCCCTTTTTACAATTTTTTTTAATTTATTCATATCTATTAATTTATAATGAAATTTCAAAACGATTTTTCATTCTATTTAAAGTATCTTGGGGAACATTATGTGTATTTATGCCACCATGTCTATTTTCAACAATAACTGAAAAAACTTTATAACCATATTTTTTTGCCAAATCCATATATGGTTTTAATTCTTTTTCAGTTGTAGATGTATTGTCAATGACAATTTTACTCACACCAATATTCATATATCTTTGACATTTTCGCTGACACCATGCATGAGCATCACCAATTAAATTTGCTGACCAAATATATTCACCATTTCTGATAAAATAATCATCAGCACTGCAAATAACACCATCAATTACTTTAGCAAACGAACTTTTTCCCGAACCGGGTAATCCTCTAAGTATAATTAAATTTTTATTCATTTGATTTGTACTTTAATTTATCAATTCTACGAAATCTAATAAAAATTGTTACAAAATTTATAATTTAATGGGTTTTATTGGTGCAAAATAGATAACATCTGGAAAACGACCAAACACGAATTTTGTGACATCACAAAGCCATAATTTATGATTTATTGTTTTATTATCATATCTATCACAAATATAATTAGCACCATTAAACCAACATTTATTCACTAACTTAATTCTATTAGCACCATCAAAATCATTAAATGAAACATATAATGTAACTTCATTATTATTATTTGATATTAAATCTAATAGTTCATCTGCACCAGAAACCATTTGCAATGCAGATTTTCTACCAGTCCAATTCGGTAAATCAATATACCAATTATTATTATTTTCATTAACAAATTTTAAAATAAAATCTTGTTTCATATTCATACTAATTATCGTTTACATCGGTTAATACAATTGCAGACATACGTGGTCGTGTAAATGCAACATATTTAATTTGATTACGTTCTTTTAGTTGACGATTTAAATTAATATCATTTTCCATAATAAAGACATGTGAATATGTACTCCCTTGTGATTTATGTGCTGTTATTGCAAAACCATAATCAAGGTCTTTAACAATTACATTATAAGATTCACGATAACTACCATCACGATATTTATTAATTGTGGTCATTATTAAATTATCTCTTCTAAATTTATAATATTTAGACCACAGTTTTTTATTTGATTTACCAATATCTCTAAAAAAATCGTGCATTTCTGCGTATTGATGTAAATTATCATAATCATTTATATCGACTATAAAAACATCAGTATATTGATACTGATCAGACGACAAATTTTCTCTTAATTGAACATTAAATCCCTTAATACCATATTCATTTTCTTCTAATTTTGATTTTTTCACGACAACATAATCAGCACTATTTTCAATAATATTATACCATTGACTTTCATGACTAACATTACGATATCCCATTAATATATCACCAATTTCAATAATATCACTATTTTTACCAAATAATTCATTTCTTATTATTTTATTGGAACTATTTACGGTTTCATTTCTCCATGCAATTACTTTACAAAAATCACTATCTCTTTTAAATTCTAAACTATTAAATTTATCAATAACAATATTTCTAAATTCTTTTTTATTTTTTGTGAAAACAACACCTTCACCCAATTCATTCATTACAGTCTTTCTAACAAATCCACCATTAATTTTATCTAAATTATTTCTAAGATTATCATATATCAGCGATAATGGATTTGTATTAGTTTGACGTTCAATTTTTGTTAACCAATGTGTTTGAATTGTGTTATCATAAAAAATTATAGATTCCTTTTCATTAACTGGTGGTATTTGCGCAGGATCACCAATAAATAATATTTTAGTGTTTATATTAGCAACAGTATTTTTTATTAATTCATATAAATCAGAATTAATCATTGATGCTTCATCAATCACAACCAAATCATATTCATCAATTTTTGGTATCGCAATTTGATTAAATTGTGGATCATTGGGATTAAAATCATCTAAATTAATATCTGGTCTTAATCCTAATAAAGATTGTAATGTTAAACCATTAATACCTGTTGTATTCGACACCACTTTTTTGGCTTTATGTGTTGGTGCGCTAACAACTACATTATGTCTTAGTTTATATTTGTCTAGTATTTTTTTTACTATTGTTGATTTTCCAGTACCAGCATAACCTGCTAATGTGAAAAATTGATTATTATAATCACCCAACCATTTTTTTATTTTTAAAATGCCTTCATATTGCATTTCATTAAATGTAATTACATTACCATTTGGTAATAATAATTGATTATCTGATATATTTGAACTTTCTGCGTAAAATTCCATATGAATAACTATAAATTTCCTAATTTATCATCACAAATCGATACTTCTAATATCATCTTTACAATTAAAGATTTTTTTTAAACAATGCAATACATTCAACTATTCATTATTTTTATCATTATTATTTAAAATTGCCTCAATTTCAGTAAGTCTATTCATCAACATTAACAACCTTTTTGATGATATTCTTTTATTTGTATAACCATATCCTGTTTCAACAATATTTTTTATTTTAGATGCTTCCATTTTTAATTTCCATTCTTCTGAATAAAAATCGGAAATATTGTAACCACATCTATCATTTTTGTTCATAACAAATCTTTTTTAGTTAAAAACCGACACAAAATTGTTTGTGTATTGATTAATATATTATACTAAAACACTACCATTGTTAAATGTTGATTTTATTATATTGAATAATTTTATATTCAATATTAGTGGTACTTAGTAACCAATCAACATCATTTATTGTCGGCACAAAATTATTAAATAATTTTAAAACTGGAAAGAATTTATTACCATTAGGTATTTTTTTATTAACCCAAGTGATTATCGCTTCATCGCAATAATCAATCATTGAATCGTATATCATCGCACCACCAGCCACAAAAATTTTATCACAATTATTACATTTTTTTAAATTCTCAAAAATATTATCAATTGTTTTAAATTGAATAATATTCTGTCTATCAACAATTTTATTTTTACTACTTAAAACCCAATAACTACGATTTTCAAATGCTTTGGGTGGTAATGTTAAATAAGTATTATAACCAACAATAATTGAATGATTTATTGTAGTGTTTCTAAAATGTTTCATATCTTCAGGGATATGCCAAGGTATATTATCATCAATACCAATAACACCATCAACACTAACAGCAGCAATTAATATTAATTTCATTTAACGTTATTTATCATGTTAATATTAAACAAATTATTTGTTGATTGTTTCATCAAAAATTGATTTATAATGTTTACGGAGAGTTTTTATTGTTAAAACATCAATAAATTCATCAGGTAATACAACCATATTTTTTAATTTAAAAATTGTTTCGGCATAACAATTTGAAAATATTTGAATTGCTTCTAATTTCCAATCATCATTATTTTCTTTTGGGTCTTTTATGATTTGTGCTAAATATTTCAACAAAACCCTTAATATTCTATTTGAATCGATATTTTTTGTTTTATACTTAAACCACTCATTACCACATTCATTACAATGATTAATTTCAATAAATTCATTAATATAACTACCATTTATATTACCAAACCCCCAAATAAAACTACCATTTATTTTAGCATTACCGTTTCCAAGAATAATTTTATTTACAATTGTCTTTTCATTTCTATTTTTACAATTGGGGCAGATATTATCATGAAATTTTTTATATTCAATTTGATCACTATTTTCAACATCAGCAAGTTGATTACATTTATCAAAAACCTCATTAATTTGGTTTTTAATTATAATCGATTGTTCTTTATCTGGTATATTAAAAAGTTTTCGGATATTCATTTATATAACAATTTTTAAAATAAATACTTGATTAAGTATTTAATTTGCAAATTTAATAAATTGTTAATTATTGTTAGTATACGAAAGTATTTTTTTTTTGTTACAAAATACTTAAATTATTTTGTGAATATATTAATAAAATTATACATTTTTGGGGATTTCATATATCAGTTCTTTTTTTACCCTAAAAACATTCCCATGTTTGCGACACTTTTTTTTAATATCTTTCTTTATTTTTTGACCAATTTCCTCAGCAGCATACAAAGCATTTACAATATGCGATACATCAACATCATAATAATGTTGACCATTAACTAATACAACACCTTTATATATATTTTCACGGGGTTTGAGTGGTAAATCATTTTTTACTAGTTCGACTTCAACCAATAATTCCCTAATATTATTATCAACAGTATACTGTAATTTATATTCTGCTTTAAATACCATAATATTATTTATTATATTTTTTCACATATTCATAAAACCATCTGGAAAACATTACAGGCAATAATTTATAATTAAAAAATCCGTATAAATGACATGATGTAAAATTGTTTACATTAAATAAATATGTATCATTATTATTAACAAAAACATCCATTGAATATGCAATTGGTGATGATTTATAAGAACTAATCATACCTAATATTTTTTTTACGTTAGGAAATTTAGTAAAGTCACCATCATAGTTTTGTAAACCTACCAATTTTTTATCATAAACAAATGCACGCCATTTATTACTAATATCAACATATTCTGATATTTGATAATTACCAATTGGTATTTTTATAATATTGGCATTAGTATCTAATATATTAAAATGTTCATAAAAAACATCATTACTCTTTATAAAGAATATTCCATCTAATTTCATAATATCTTTATCATTACCATTCATAACAAATCTTCCCGCAAAACCAAATAATTCAACTGGTATGTTAATTGGTTTTAAATTTAATCCATAAAATTTATTTAAAAACGATTCAACAAAATTTATATCACCAATTGGAACATATTTTCGATATGAATTTTTAAAACTATAATTATTTTGATTTGAACGCACATCATAAAACAAATACTCAATAATATTGGTTGGATTATACCAATTATGGAATTCAATTAAATTATGTAAATGAAACACATAATCGTACTTAATTTTACCGTCGATTGTTTGTAATAAAAATTTCATACCATATATATATTATCTGTTATTCAATCCAATATATAACAGGTGCAGACGTATCAACACCACCATAAATATCATTTATATAAATGGCATGTGTCATTTTCCATGATTCAATATCATAGAACAATCCGTAATATTTAAATTCTTCTTTAATATCATTAACTTCATTTTGTGTTTTAAATATAATAACTTCTTCATTTAACAAAAGAGTAATTCCAATTGGTTTATATCCCAATTCAATAATTTTATTTAAAAAACTACTTTTTAGAGTACCCTTATTGTAATCCAAATCGTTATCGAAACAAAAACTATACATTATTCTTAATATTTTATATTGTTTTAAATTATTTTATACGAGTTTTATGTAAAATTGTTACAAATATATTAATACATACCCCCAAAAAAAAATATTTTATAAAAATATTGTAACAATAAAAAAAAAGTTTCGTATATTTGCACATTATTAAAATTAATTAATTTTCATTCAATATGAAAACATTAATTAAAATTTTAACAATAACAACAATTTTATTAATAACATTTAATAAAATTGGACAAAGTGAATTTCTATTTTTAGAACATTATAATTTTGTTAAATCATATTTATTATATGATAATATAGTTGCTACTATTTATTATCCCACAAAAAATCAATGTGATGATACACCAGATATCACTGCTGATGGTTCACGTATTGATATCGATAATGCGAGTACATTAAGATGGGTGGCAATAAGTCAAGATATGCTATATGATACTTCAAAATTAAAATATATTAACAATAAAAATGATAATAGATTTAAAGGTAAAATAAAATTTGGTGATACCATTATGGTTGTTAGTAAACATGAAAAAATTAATGGCATTTGGATTGTTCATGATGTTTTAAATAAAAGATATACACAAAGAATTGATTTTTTACAATCAATTGATGATAAATCAATATATGGTAAATATGATTCAATTAAAATTTATAAATTATACAATAAAAATTAATATTATTATGGGAAACGAATTAATTGTATTATTATCAGTAATTATTGGCATGTTTTTGCTGTTTTTTATTGTGTTCGGTATAATAAATTTATCAATCAAAGGTCATTTTCAAAAAAAACCCCAAAAACCCTATAGTAATTATGATAAGAGAAAATAATTTAGGACATTTAATGATTGATATTGAAACATTAGGTATTAATATTAGCAAAAATATTGTAATTCTTAGTATTGCTGCTGTTGAGTTCGATTTAAAAACAGGTGAATTGGGTAGAGAATTTTATGAACGAGTTGATATCCAATCTTGTCTTGATTTAGGAATGAAAGTAGATGCATCTACTTTATTTTGGTGGTTAAAACAAAACCCAATATCAAAAAACGAATTGTTTAATGGTGATGGTGATAATATATTAAATGTATTAAATAAATTAACGTATTTCATTAAGTCATTAAACTATGATGTTGAGGTTTGGGGGAATGGAATTAGTTTTGATTTAAGCATTTTAACAAATGCATATGTTGTTTGTGGATTTAAAGAAGTACCTTGGAACACAAAAAAAGAAAGAGATGTTAGAACATTAGTATCATTATTACCTGAAATAAAGAAAAATTTATCCTTTAATGGTATTAGACATAATCCAATTGATGATTGTAAACATCAAATTAAATATTGTCATATGATTTGGAAAACAATCATGAATAAATCATAAAAATTGTAACAATATAATAAAACTATCGTATAATATAAATAAAAAATAACAATATGAGCATAGGTAATAAATATCTCTTTTTAGACATTGATGGTGTTTTAGTAACATCAAAACCACTAACAATAAAAGATTATCATCATAAATATCAAGTACCATTATTTGATACCGATTGTGTTGTTGCTTTAAATTTTATTATAAAAAAAACAAATCCAACAATTGTATTATCAAGTGATTGGAAATTGTCATATTCAATAACACAAATTAATGAAATTTTTCGTGATAATAAAGTTATTGGTGGTATTAGTGATTTTACGCCAAATTTATGGGGTGTTCAATTTAAAAAATTGAGTGAACTTGAAGCCTGTCGAGGTAGTGAAATTTTAAAATATGTTAATGAACATAACATTACTAAATTTGTTGCAATTGATGATCTTAACTTATCAGAAATACTGCCAAATAATTTTGCATACTGTAGTAATTATCGAAAGGGTATTGCTGATACTAATGTGATTAATAATATTTTAAAAATAATAAAATAAATAATATGAGTTATTTTGTTGTTGATGTTGAAACTGATGGTCCTATTATTGGAAAACATAGTATTGTGTGTTTTGCTGCAGTTAAATTGACTTATGAATTAGATACGAATTTTATTGGTAAAATAAAACCAATATCAAACGAATATATACCTGAAACGTTAAAAATTTCTGGTTATAGTCGTAGTGAGCATGAAAATTTTGACGACCCACATATTGTTATGTCAAAATTTGCCGAATGGATTAATAATAATACTAAGGGTAGACCCATTTTAATATCCGACAATAATGGATTTGATGCCAGTTGGATTAATTATTATTTTTGGGTTTTTTACGGAAAAAATCCTTTTGGTCATTCATCAAGACGAATTGGTGATCTTTATTGTGGTATGGTTAAAGACACATTTGCGAGTTGGAAACATCTACGAGATACCGAACATACTCACAATCCGTTAGATGATGCAATGGGTAATGCGGAAGTTTTATTAAAAATGAAAAATATGGGATTGAAAATAAACATTAAATAATTTACCTATGATTAGAATTATATCAGTATTAATTGGTGTTATTAGCATCTTTATATTCGAATCCATTATATTAGGGGTTTTCATATCACTAATATCTGATGTTAGTATTGAACAAATATTTAAAATTGATATTAATTATATTCAATGGATTTACATTATATTTATATATAAATTATTGAGATATGATTCATTTAATATGGTTAATATTTTGTTAAGTATTTTAAAACATAATAATGAACAAAAAAAATAATAAAATATGAGTAGATACAACAAAGAAACACCAAGAATAAGTGTGAAGATTTATGATAGTAATACTGAAGAATTATTATTCACCATCACAAATAGAACGTGGATGGATATTGGTCAAGTATTTACTTCACATAATATTACGGAACTAATGAAAAATGAATTTAAAAACCAAAAAAAACCATTACCGTCAAAAATATTAGTCATTGTTGCAGAAGAATATGATTTAATTAACGAATAGTTTTTAAAAAATGTTATAAATTGATAAATTATTAATCAATTTTGTAACATTTTATTGTTTGATTCGTATATTCGTTAAAGAAATAAATATTTATTATGTTTAATAAAACTGAGATGATTAAAGTTGTACCATATATTGATACATGTGGTACGATTAAATATAAAAAATTATTGAAACAATCGTTTCATATTAATATGTTATTTCGTGTATGTGATGATGAAAATAATGTGAAATTATTATTTGATAATTGGGTTGGAAAAAATATGGTTAATTGGTATAAATTTACTAATAGTGAAAATATTATATTAGAATTTTACCCCAATCATTATATTATAAATAAACAAAATATAAAACAATCATTACCTTTACCATTAACTGTAAATGATTTCATAAATGATATGAATAGATTAAATATCAATTTATATTGGTCAAAAACAATTGAACATGAATATGAACCAAAAGATTATTTAAGTGTGGATACTATTAAAACATATTATGTTCAATTAATGAATAAAATGAATAAATCGTTTGAATTAAATTAACATTAATCTCAAATAATCAATCATTTATGATTGATATTCAATTTATAAACACTATCTTAATTGCATATTATATATGACTGTTGATAAAAAAATATGGAATTTGTGGAAAAATATTTCATTTAAAACAACCGCATATCGAAAAAATTTTGATTTAATTGATAATAACGATAATATTATAACACATTGTGATGGAATTATTTCAAAATTAAGAATTGATGAGCAAAAAAAGCCGTTAATTATTGGTGAATATATGATATCGATTTGGAATGTTGAATTGGTAAAAATGCTAAATCTTGATATAATCACATTATTATATAATTATAAATTTGTTAAATCATACAATGAATTATTATTTGCAATTAATAATAATTATATCAACATTAATGATTATGACAAAATTGTATTCATCAACACATTTGTGCTACATAAAGAGTATAGAAAATGTGGCATTGTTGACGAATTTTTTGAAATGATTTATAGAGAATTTTATAATAAAAATACGTTAATATTAACATTAGCATTACCATTCCAATACAATCCAATTGATTTTGACTATTTTAAATATAGAAAATTTTTATATGTTGATGATGATAAAAAAAATAAAATATCTGGAATGAATTATTATGGATTAAACAATTTTTTTGATAAAAATAATATAGAAACAAATACACATAAAATACATTCAATATTAGAAAAATATGATTTTAATCAAATAAAAAACACAAATTTATTTATTTTTAATCCAAATTATTTTATAAAAAGAATTACTTATAAAACAATAAATAACGACAGAATTGAATCAAATTAATTAACATATTGATAATTAGTATTATGGTATTTTTTTAAAATAAAAACTATTTATACTTGATATGTTTAATTTTTTTTTAAATAAAATTAAATCACCGAATTTTCAAATACACCACTATCATTACAATAAGTGGACATGTAACCACTATATATGCAACAAATACCCGAAAAACAAAAAATTTCGGGCATTTTCATTTATAAACTAAATAATCATAACTTTATTATTAATCTAATTTTTATTTTTTTTGTAAAAAAATAATTGTAACTAAATTTTTGTCTTATGAAATATTTGAATTTAATCATTAAAATGGTTGTTGTATTGTTGTTATTTTTTATATTAAGTCTATTAATTACAATTAATGGGACTAACAACACTAATGCAACATCAATTGATGGTAAATATAATCATCAATTATCGTATATAAATAACGAATTATCCAAAAAAAATAATGAATTATATCAGAGAAATAAAATTGTTTCTGATTTTATGGATAACATCTATATTAGATTTATGAACAAAAAAATTGATGTAAATAACATGCCAACTGATTCAATAATCAAATACTTGAATGAATTTTATAATTTATTTCCAACTGAATTACCAATTAAAAAATCAGAATCAGTAAAAATAACATCTGAATTTGGATGGAGAATAAATCCAATAACGCATAAAAAACAATTTCACAAGGGTATTGATATTGCTGCCCCATTTAATAGTAATGTATATGCAACAATGAGTGGTAAGGTGGTTTTTATTAGAAAAAATAATAAGCAAAAAAACTTGGATTATGGTAACTATATTATTATAAAAAATTCTATCGGTTTTAAAACATTATATTCACATTTAAATAGAATATATGTTAAGGAAAATGATTTTGTCACTAAGGAACAATTAATTGGTACTGTTGGTAATTCGGGTCGCACTACTGGTTTTAGTTTACATTATGAAATACATCAATCAGAGGATTTGAAAAATCCATTAGATTCGATATTTATGAACAATATAGTGTTGATTAATCAATAAATATTATAGTTATGAAAACTAAAATTAAAACAATTCACAACGAAGAAATTACTGGAATTACAATCAAAAGAACAATTGGTGTTATATTAAATTATTCAATCGATCAGAATGACAACAATTGGCACGAATGTATAATTTATAGTTTTAATCATAAAACATTAAATTATACATTTTATCACACAATAATCGATTTGATTAACTCGGTATATTATGGTGAATCAAAGATAAAAATCGCCATGTTATCTGAAAATGAATTTGATAAAATATATGATTCTGATTATATTGATGGTAAATTTTCTGATTTATTGGAATGGGTGTAATTAGCCACATTCCAATAAATCATTTATAAATATCTATTCTTTTTACAATTAATCGGATTATAAACATCAATTCTATCCATATTAAATGCGTTATCATATCCCAATTTCCATAAATTTTCAACTGATTTTTTATTTTTAGGTGATATATTAATATCAAAATCATTTGGCAACCAATATACAGTAATTTTAGCACCTTGTTTATTTAGTATTTTTATTTTTTCGTAAAAATATGAAAATTCAAGATTATGTTGTATTGTATCGATTATAATTTGTAATTTATTATTAATTGAATTAATATTATTGTTTTCAAAAATTTCATAAGGTTTTGTTCTTGTTAATATCACATCAATTTCTGTATAGTTTTTATTAAACAACATATCAAAATTAACAAGTTCAATAATACCACCATTACCCCATTTACCCACGTGAAAATAATTGTTTGAGTCTTTCCATCCTTTTGTTAGTAAAAACAAATAAAATGGATTATTTGCACCACCCCACATCCAATCTTTAAAATCATTAAATTCGACATATTTCGAATTAAAATAGTGTATTTTTGCTGGTATCTGTGCATAATTTATTGCACCAATAACCACTTCTTTATTATTTTCAATTAACTCGAAATAATGTTTTTCAGTAAAATTTGTATTAATTAAATCATAAATGTTTTTTGATATGATTTTATATTTTTTTTTAAAAAAAAGTGATAATAATATTGGTAAAATCTGTAACCTTTTATAATTTCTATTGGGATGATATAATCTTTGATTACCATAAAAAAAATTCCAATCGTTTATATTAAACAACACATTTTTTAATGTATTCCAATCATTTAATGCAACAAAAGGTGCAATTAAATTTCCAGTTGAAATACTAACAACCAAATCATAATTATTATCAATTCATTCTAATGTACCACAATTATATGCAGTCCAAATACCACCACCTGAAATCAAACACGCTCTTTTTCCCACTTTAATAATATTATTCAATAATAAATACAAAAACACATATGATTATCATTATTATATAAAAAAAAATGGTAATAAAAATTATTACCATTCATCATAAAAAAAATGATATTATAATTGTCTTAACTCATTAACGATTTGAATACAAGCATTTGTTTGTATTGCTGATTGTAATGAAACAAATTCTAGGGTTTTATCAACATCAACATTAATATTCTCCCAATAATATTTTGATAAATCAGCATTCGATAATAAATCATCCTTTTTTTTCAAATTTAACATATTGATAATCAATGATAATGGCATTCCATCATAACCATTAAATTTAAAAAGATTCATCACATCAATAATATCACTATCCCAAGGTTTTGTATCTAAACATCTTTTTAAAATATATGGTATTTTTTTATTATTTTCATTTATGTTATCTCTATAAACCAAAAATCTTTTCAATAATAATGGTATATCATAATTAATTATATTATAACCACATAATGTTGGAAAATATTGTGGTTGTGATGCAACACCATCTGATGATATTTGATTTAATACATCAAAAAAATGTTCAATATTAGAAGATTCATCATTATTAATAATTTTTTTAAAAAAGCGTTTTATTTTACCATCTTCTAAATATAATGTTGCGTATGTTATTGCAATAATCTTTACATAATCAGTATGATTGGGCGCATATTCAAGATATGTTGCATTCAAATCATCTTGCGATGAATTATCATTTAGCCCATATTTAAATTTTGATAACTTAATCCAATTATTATATAATTCAACGTTTGTGGTTAAATCATTCAACGTTGGATATATTAACGCAGCCTTAACATTAAAGAAAAACATTTCATATATACTCGCTTTGTTAAAAATTGTGTTAAATTGTCCCATAATTTAATTAGAATTTAATGGTTCGACATGCGCATCAAATATAATAACATTTAATCAAAATTGAAAATGAAATGGAATAATTTTACTAAAAACGGTCTGTTTTTTATTTTACATTCATTATAAATATTAATAACATCATCTAAACTATATTTAATTAGTTCATTTTCAGTATATTTATCAGTGGATTTCAAAATATATGGAATCATTTTTTTCTTTTTTTCATTATAAATTTTCATTTTCTTTTCAATTTCATCTAAATATAAACTACCATAAATTTCAACATCATTAATAAAGAGATTTTTTTGTGTTTCGATATAACCAGTTATAAAATTATTAAATGATTCATAATTATCATTATTATCATCATAATCGATAGATATTAAATCATTTTTTTCGTCCATATAAAAGATTTATTTATCATTCGAAATATCTTTTATTATATCGACATCATCATTTTCATCATAATTTTCAACAATTTCTTTTGTTTTTGTACTTGTTTTTTTACTGTTTTTACTCTTTTTTTCAGATTTAATTTCTTCAACAAAAGTATCATTAAAATTCTTAAAAGATTTATTTTTCATATCATCCAATTCATCATAAAATTTACGTGCTTCTTCTTCCAGTTGTTCTTTCATTTTTTTCATTTTATCAGTAAATTCTTTTTCCTTTTCTTCAATTTTTATATTAGTTTCAATTATAATTTTAACAAAATTAATTAAATCATCAATTACGACATTTTCATTTTTGGGATGTATTTTTAATAAAACACCATTATCATTTTTTGATATAACACTACACCCAACTTCCGAATTTTCATCATATACCCAATTAATTGGTAAACCAATTTCAAGTTCATACCAACCATTTATGGTATTTACAACAATTGAAACTAAATAACCATCAAGAGGTTTTAATTTTTCGTAAACTACTTTCATCACATTAAATTAAATATGTAAAAAATATTGATATTGATAACCATAATATTATTTTTTCGGTTTTTGTTAAAACAAACCTAGTTTCTCTATTTAATTTAAATCTTCCATACGTTTTTATAAATAAATCAAAACTGACGTATATTATAAAAACGATGGAAGATATAAACAACATTTGATATATTTCATCAAAAATAAACATACTCGTTGTTATTCAGCGTGTGTTTGACCGTGATGTGGTTGTTGTGTCTGATATTGTTGTTGAGGTTGCTGTACCTGATTTTGTTGTGATTGTTCAGGAAAATATTGATTGATTAAAGTGATTTGTTGGTTTAAAATAGCAATATTTTTCAACCTTTCAATCATTGTTTCTACCTTTTCACGATAATTCATGTTAGGTTCTTGTGCCAATCGTACAAGTTCCATTTCTTCATACATCTTGTCAATTGATACTTTGTTTAGTAAATCTAATTTCAAATTAGCCATAGTTGTTTGTTTTTATTTAAAATTAATGTTATTTTTATTTTTGTAAAAATATAATATTAATACGAAATATACAAGGTTTTTTTTAAAAAAATTTATAAAATTTTTGTATCTTCATATACATTTATAAATGTTTTATCGAAAATTAAATAAATTTCAATAAATAATTTAACCTTATCCTTATTTACATATTTTTCAATGTTAAAAATACTATTCCAAAAATTTTCATAAAATTTAAAACCAATATCTTTTATTGGGTCAACTTTTATTTTATAAAATTGTGTATAATAATAGGTATAAAAATATTCTTTTAATTCTTCATTATTATCAAATAATATCCCTTCTTTCTTAAAATTATCACAAACACATTTATAACACCAGTTAAAATGATTTCTTATATCATTATCATCATCAAGACTTTCCTTATCAATATAATAATTATAAATATAATATAATAAATTGATAGTAAAATCTTTATAAGTTTCTACCCTTTCCTTAACAATAACATGTGTTAATATCTTTTCCATATTATTTTAATGATTTTAACATTTCAATTAATTCGGGTTGTGGATGGCAATCTGATTTATCACTTCTATAACTAACATGAGTCCAAATACCAGACACACCACTTAATGCCCTTTCACTCACCGACCACATATCATCATTATAATCAAGTGGTATGTTATATCTATCACCCCAATATATTAATAATTTTCTTAAACTATCAATTTGATTATTTGTATATTTTTCGAAAGCGTAATAACCATTAAATCCATTAGGATATATAATTACATTATTATCGTCAATAGGTTTTTGTTTAATATTTGGTATTTCTTTTTTTAAAGAATTACTCCATATAATCGGATACCATTTGTTTTGATATTTCATTAAAGGTCCCCACGAATCAATTTCAACACCAATCGATGCTTTATTTAAAATAACATTATTTGATGTTTTTAAACCTAAATGATGTGCCCAATATAAACTTGAAAAACATTGATAAATTTTACCATCATATTGAATTATAATTGATGTTGCAATTCTTTCTGGTGTGCCTTTCCACCATTCAATATCACCCATAACACCCTTTCCTGATACAGTGTGATGCAATACTATTTGTTTTTTTGTTGTTTGTTCCCTATAATATTGATTATCAGGAAAATCAACTTTAATAATATCATTTAAATTTAATTTGGAATATTCTTTATACTCATCATCTAGTTTAGATTGAGCATATTTATCAGTATCAGATAAAATTCCGAATGATATTTTATTTAAACTAAACATATATAGTTTTTTATATAAATACAATATAATTAAAAATATAAAGTGTCAAGATACACTTGACACTTTACAAAGGTAAAATATTTATATTAAATTTACAATTAAATATTATTAATTTTCATAATATTTTTCAATTAATTTATCATACTCTTTAATACTAATTTTTAATTCATTACATATTTTTTTTATTCTTATTACATTTAATATAAAAACACTTAAAGAAAACATTGTTAATAATAAAAGTAATGCAAAATATCCAATTGTTACCGTTGCAATTAATTTATGCGATGCATTAAATATAGTACCAAAAAATCCAATAAAGAAAAACACTAATAATAAATAAAAAAATATTGATTTTTCTTTAAAATTTTTATTTAAGGGTGCTGTTGAAAAAAATTTATAACCCCAAATAATATATTTACTTGGTGGATATTTTGCCATAGCAGCATCTAATTGCTCTTTAGTTATTTCCTTTGGTAAAAGCAAATACAATGTAAAAAGGGAAACGTTTCTTTTTTTAGCCATAATTTAAAATATTAAAAACCTCTTTTTATTTTTACATTTTTAGTATCAATAAATTTTCTACTATCATAGTTTGAAAGATGTTTAATTTTATTAACAAAATCAGCGTTAATCTTTTTATTTTCGGTATAGTTTTCATTTAGATTGCTATTCATTTCAATCGCAACAACCTTTTTTCCATCAGTATATAATTTATGCGTATTAATTAATTTGATTGCATCTTCATTAAGAACAATATTACCATCAACAGTTCGATTAACATATGTATTACCCAAACCATCAAAATTTATTTCAAACAAATTATTAACATCATCTACAATAGACACTTCATTTATATAAAAATCAATAATTCTATTTTTACCCAATGCATCAACAAACCTTCCAGTAATCATTGATTCTTTAATACCCTTACGTTCATTCCATTCCGATTCATATTTATCAAATTGTGATTTTTTTGTACCAGTTTCAATTGGTTGTGTATCTTTATTATACATCGGTGCGTTTTTTCTAAATTTTATTTGTTTTTCCCTTTTTTGTGATAAACGTTCACCCATATCGTTTTTCATACGTTCAATAAAACGTTCACTTGGTTCGTTGTCATATATTAAACTTTCTTGTCCTAAACGATACATTTCAACTTCTTCTTGTTCATCTTGTGTTAAATTACGTTTTGGTATTTCATCACCTTTATCATTTGTACTGTCACCGACATTTTTAAATGCAACACCTTTTGTTTTCTTTATAACATTTTTTTCAATATCATTACCAAGTTTTTGAGGATCATCAATTTCGGTTTGTTGTTCCTTCCATTGTAATTCTTTTTGAATATCAATAATTTGACCTGTGTCACTATTTTTCATATCCTTTTTAAAATTTTTTTCGTTTTCTGAACCAAGGCGGTCTCTTAATACTAATGCAGATGGTTTTCTCATTTCAGCAATCTTTTTTAAATTATTATGATATTTTGAATACGCATTTAATTCGTTGTTTATTTCATTTAATAAATCAAAATCATTTTTTAAATTACTTTCACTAACACCACCACTATTTTGTGTTCCTTTTGGAACATTATTACCCAATTCACCAGTTGCAATTGGATAATTTGCCATTGTATTTGTTGGTTTTGCAATTATTGATTGTTCTGTTTCATTCATTTGTTGATCATTTTGTTCAATTGATGTTTGTTTTGCAGGAACATTAAATTCAATAGAATTTTCGTTTTTTGTTTCATCAACTTTTTCGGGTAGTCCTTCATGCTTTGTTTTCGCAAAATCTTTAACATCGCTTGGTTTCATATTTTTTGCCACTTTTCGCATTTCAGGACTTACCTTTTTGGGGTCTAATTCGCCCTTTTGTATTGCACGAACCATACCCATAAATTTTTGTTGTTTTTTTGATTTTGCCTTTTCATCTAACATATTAAAATCATTTTTAGTTTCTTCCATAATATTTACAAACTTTTCAAAACCAGATGAATCGATTAAATAATTTGTTTCTTGTATAATTGTACCACCCTTCCAAATTGGTTTTCTTTTAATTACTGAATTACCTTTAACCTTCATTAAATCACCATCACCCCACACAGCAGGACCTGAATATGCACCAGATGATGCTGAAGTAGTCGTTTCATTTGTTGGATTGATAACTTCCAAATCATATCCCAAGTTTTCTAATTCAGATTTTAATTCAGAATATTCTTCAGGTGTTGCAGGTCTACTATTTTTCACATAATCGGGATGTATTGCAGAATGTTGACCAATATGCGAATAGGCTACTTTATATTTTTTATTTTCATCATAATCATAATCAGGAAAATAGGCATAAACATTAGAATCATCAGAATCGTTAACCAAAAACATTACTTTAATTGGTTCGTCATTAATATTTTCATTCATTTTTTTATTAAATTTTTTCATTAATTGATTAATTCCAGATTTATCTCTTCTTTTTTTCTTTTTAGGTATTGCCATTTTATATTTTTGCAAATATTTGGGACTATTTAATATATAATCATTAAATATGATATTCATGATGGTTTCATTATAGTGGTAACCATATTTTTCTTCACCATTTTTTGCCATTTCATTATAAATTGCAGTTAACTTTGGTTCAGAAAATACCAATGCTTCCACTTTATCCAACTTAAAAATCTTCTTCTTTAATGATTGTTCTGCTTCACTTAGATTAGCATCAATTTCATTAATACGAACATCAGGTGCATTACTTTTCATAATATTTTTAAAATTTTTTTCAAAATTATTTGATTGTGCGTTTATTGGTTTATTTAATGTTGGTTTAATCGTATCTTCATTTAAATTATCCATATTTAATTTAATTTTTTAATTAAATTATTTAATATCATTTTTCCAAAAATCTCTTTTACTCCAAAGCGTTTTATAAACTGCCTCAAGCGAATCTTTTATTGTTTTTATTAATTCGTTTCTTGATTGACTGTTTGGATTTTTTAAAAGATTTTTTAATTCTTTATCTAAAGAATTTTCAATAAATTTATTTATTTCATCTTTAACAATTTCTTTAATTTCTGTTTTATTCATAAAATACATTCCTATTGTTTATAAATACTTAACTAATATAAAAAAAAATAAAATAATGGGGCATATATAAACATATACACCCCAATTATTTGTTTTATTAATTATGTCCCCATCTCTGTGGGTATATATTAAACTATTATTATTTTTATTTAGTTAATAAATAATAACCACCAATTCCACCAGCAGCCCCCAATCCAATTAAAAACATCGATTTACCATTCTTTTTTATAAAAAGCCCCAATTTTTGCCATCCATTTGGACTTAAATCAGATTTATCTAGTTGTGGTATAGCATAACTTTCAATATCATATACTTTAAAATATTTATTGGTATTAATAACGCTAAATGATACGGGATAACCCTTTTTTTTATCATTATTCCAATGAAATTCAATAAATTGTTTATTTGGTATTATAATCGATTTGAACAACAATTCAGGTTTTTTGTTTTTCATCGAATAAATATTATTTACATCAATATCAAAAATAAACGTACTATCATTAGTTTGTAAATTATTAAAATTAATTTTATTGTTAATGGTATCAATATTAATTGCAATATTATTTGCACCCATAATAATCAATAATGAATCAATTTTAATTTCACTTTTAATTAATGCTGCTGTTATTATTTTATTTTTTTTATCTAATTCAAGAATTCGATCCAATAATTCTTTTTGTGTGTTATTTAAATTATCATAATTGTTTTTTAAAATATTATACGTAGTTTGAATCGTTAATTTTTCAGCAACCAATTCATTATTTTTATTTTTATAATAATTAATTGAATCAAAAAGTGCAATATATAAATTTTCAGTTTCTTGTACATTATTTTTCAATTTTATTATAGTGTTGTATTGAAAATAAATAATAATACCCAAAAGTATTATAATACCTAATACGATTAATATGATATTTTTTTTAATTTTAATCATTTGAATAAATATTAATATATTGAATTATTATTTTTGTATTAAATTATCTCGCCAATATTTATAAAAACTATCAAAATGTTTTTCAACTCTATCAACAATTATTTCATTGTCAGGATTATCGGGTGAAAAACCAGTTAAATAATCAAATTCAACACCACTAGTATTTTCATTCTTTGTTACTTTATATTTGAATTCAATAATACCATCAATAATACCACCCCAAATAACTTCATCATCATAAATTTTTAAATCATTAAAATCAACAATAACATTTAAATCCTTTAATGCATTTATAAAATTAACCTCTTCTCTTTTCTGATCGTAAACGGTTTTTCTATTTAATTTTATTTTTTCATTTTCATTTAATTTACGAGTAATTTTTAAAAAATCACGAATTGTGATGTTTTTTTTTGTGTTAAGTGTTGTTGTATTATCATTATTACCATTACGAACTTTTTTTATCAATTCACGCATTTGAATTGATGATTTTTTATCATTAAAATTTTCAGACATATTTTATTATTTTTATATAAATACTATTTTAATCATCTAACATTTCGTGTCTATCATCAATTAATTTTTCAAGTGTGTTTTTTAACCATGCCCATGCTTTTTTTCTATCATCATCACTTATTTTTAATTCTTTTTTCATTTTTTTATCAACATCATTAACATGCCATGCATACCAACAATTCTTTTCTTCATCATATTTTAGTTTATTTCCAGCATCATTAGGTGGTATTAAGCAAAAATTATTATATAATGTTTGATATGAATTTTCTCTTTCAATATCCCAAACAAATTCAATTTTCTTTTTATTTTTTTCAAAAAAGACGCACCTTTTGTAAATTCAATTTTAAAATATAATACAGGAATCTCCCAATCACCGCCTGCTTCAAATAGTTCAGCATTTATTTCATATTTATATGGCTGATTTTTTCGAAGATTCTTTTTAATATAAAAAGTCTTTTTTTCACCAGTACTATCATTATTTTCTAAATCAAAATATATTTTTTGAAAATTCATTGCCTCTTTTGTAATCTTATCCCATTCAAAATCAATGATATTACTATAATCAAAAATTTCATCATCCTTTTTTCTAGAAATTTGAGAAATTTCTTCTAATATTATTTTTTTATATTATTCATTTTCATATTCATTAATTAATTTATTAAAATTATCATTATCAAATAATGGATTTGTATTACTACTACTATCAATATAATTACCAATAAATACAATTCCATTATATTTAATTGTGTCCTTATGATATAATTGGAATTCAATACATTTTTTTGGTATGTTATATTTATTACATAAATCAACACACAATTTTGCAGTATTTAAAAACTGTATTTCTGGAATTTGTTCCCAATAATTACAACCATACCAATTTTTTTCAACAACACTATCATTATCACAAATTTCATTAATCCAGTTAATATATTTATTATCAGGTGTTTTATATAAACATCCCATATTTTCAAGCACAATTGATATTGATTTTTTATCGACTTCTTTAACTCCGATAAAATCTGTATGATACTTTGGATCATAATGTTGATATATTAAACCATTTCTACACACAGTAAACGTATTCCAACTTTTTGTTTTACCAAATTCTTTATGTTGAAGTCTTATTATATGGTTGCTATCTTTTCTTAAACTAAAACCAATAATAATTTGTGTTTTTGGAATTTGAGTTCTATATCGATTAAAATCATTAATCCAATATGTTTTATCGTCAATTTGTAACATAAAAATTGGTTTTTTAATTAAAAAAATGCACTATAATTTCCAATGATGGTTTTTTTTTAATTTTTTTGCTCTTTCAATTATCGATAATAATTCTTCTAACATATCATTATCAAAATCATCCAAATCTTCGACATCAAGGTTACCTAATTCATCAACAATTGATAATGATTCCTTTAATATTTTTGCAATTTCTTTATTATTACCCATATTTTATTTGTTATGTAATAAATTTATCTCATTTCGTCAAATATTTGTGAAATATCATCAAAATTATCAACAATATCAATTGCTTCATCAAATGTTTTTGCAAAATATCTTCTTTTGCCAACGACATTAAATACACCATTACTATCCATATAATTAAAATATTCATCAACTATTTTGGGCTGTATTGTTGTTTTTTCTTTTATGATTTCCTTCAATTTAATACCACTTAAAACAACATCACCCACATTTGACTGACCGTTTTTATATAAAAATGCTGTAAGTAATCTAAATCTATCTCTTTTTAGATATCTTTTTTCATATTTATGTTGATTAAGTATAAATAATTTATATTCATACCATTCTCTAAAATGTATTCCAGAAAACACTAAAAATTCATTAATAATTGCTATTATTATAAATAATAAAATACTTTGAACGTTTTCACTATCAATGTTGTTTTTCTTATTATTAACATTTTGTTCGATTTTAGACAATTCTTTTTCTAATTCAGAATATAATACATTAATTTCATTTTTTGTGGCATCAATTTTCGCATCATTATTCTTAATATCAAGTCTATATCCATTTTTTATTTTCTCCCAACTTAATGGTGTTTTATCAATTTTTTCATTAATCTTTTTATTAATTTCAATTAATTCTAAAATATAATTATTTTTTTGTGCAATAAGACTATCATATTTATTTGTTATTCTTATTTTTTCTGCCATTAACTGATTATCAATAACATCTTTTTTATATTGACCAATATTTCCCAAATTTTTTGAACCAACGATTGACATATAATAACTAATTAATAGTATTGATACAGATGTAATTAACCAACCCGTTGATTTAAACACCATTCTATTTTTCAAAAATTCGTTTGAAAAATTCCTAATCACATATCTTTTTATCGCTTCAATTGCTACTAATATTAATAATGTTATCGTTATTGCAATTATTTCCGATATAATACCATCACTAATATTAATTTCAACTGCACTTAATAATTTGGGATATACTAAAAAAACTGCAAAAAATATTGATAATATATTACCAACAAATGATAAATTAAATAACCACCAATCTAACCATTTATTACTTTGCTCAAAATCTTTTTTGCTATTTTTTTTCCTTAATTTTTCGTATTTTAATTGATCCATATTAATAACTATGTGTATGTTAATAAATAGTTAATTAACAATTACTGGTTTGATTTTATAATCACACCATCTTCAATAACAAAACCAAAATTTTGGGTAACAGCATCAAATAATTTATTAATATCCAATGTATTATCTCTTATATACATTTCTTCTTCTAAATCAGTAATAAATTTTGTTTGAAATGTCAAAACCAACTCATCTAAAACGTCATGATATTTACTCCAAGCATATGCTGTTATACCCCAAATAATTCTATTATCATTATTATTGTTAGTTATTAATTCGTTATTATTGGGTGGTATATAATATTTTATTAAAACAATTGAATTGTTTTTACGCATCCACCAAAAATTGTTTTTATTAACAATTGTTATTGATGTTTTATTTATAACATCATCAAACGTGAATTTCTTTTGAAATGTAATATCTAATGACATAAATTAACTAATTTTAAAATAATTATACCTTATTTTTATTCGATTGATAATGATGATATACCATTATCATCTAACTCAACATTAATTACATAATTGGGATTTATTTCGTGTTTATATTCAACCACTAAAATTCTTTTTATTGAATTTTTTATCAGATGCAACATATCAACAAATTCTTCAATACTATTTTCATCCAATTTACCCGTAACTTCATCCAATAAAAATAATGTGGGTTTTGATTTAACATTAATTTGATTTAATGCAAATTTTAATACAACACTAGAAAATGTTCTTTCCTTACCACTTGCTGAAATACAATCAATTATTGAATTTGGTCTACTATAATACATTAATTTAGGTTTAAAATCATTTTCATCCAACCATATTTTAAAAGGTGCTACAGATAAAATATCACCTAACGTTTGATTTATTTTTGGTAGAATATAGTTTGATAACATTTGTTTTGGTATACCATCACGATGAACACATTTTTTATATAATTTCATAATATTCTCAACATATTCTTGTTTTTTGAATTCATCAATCAAATTATTATTTGTTTTTATTTTCATATGTTTATCAGCAATCGCAGTTTTATACAATATTATACTTTCTCTAACATCTCTTTCCTCATTTTCTAATGTTTCCAATCTTGATTTTGCAAGACTAATTTGATTTTCAATTTTTTTATTTTCTTCAATTTGTTTCAAACTGTTTTCATAATTATTTATTTTTTGCATACATATACTAATGCTTAATTCTTCGTTTTGTATTTTTATTGGAATTTTATCCAATTCATTTTGTAATTCTTTACGTTTTTCAACATCATTTTTATCATTATTCAAAATACCGATTTCTTTTAAAATCGATTCCATATCAAGTGTCATTTTTTCTATTTCACTTTTAATGTTTTGAATATTATTTCTTTGTGTTTCAATATTATTTAAATGTATTGGAATTTTTTCTTCATTTTCTTTTATTTTCTTATTGATTTGTGTAATTTCTTCATTTTTTTCAGCAACAGTTTTATTTATATGTTCAATATGTTCTGGCTTATTGATTAATTGTCCACATAATTTACAAATTTTACTATTTTTTAAACTAACAATCTCACTATTAATTTTATCGATATCATTTTTTAATCTATAATTATCACCATTAATGATTTCAATTGAATGTTGTTCATCAGATATAATTCTTTCACTTTCCTTTATTTTAAGTCTCAATGCATATTCATTAGATTTCTGCGTTTCTTTTTTTTCCAACAAATCATTTAATCTTTTTTCATCATAACTTTCTTTTAATTCTGAAATATTTTTCATTAATAATGTTTGGCGATTTTTTAGATCGTTAATAATTTTATTTCTTATAGAAATGTCGTTGTTTAATTTAGACACATCTAAATTATAAATCTCATCGTCAATTTTATATAATTTTTTTGTTAAGTTCTCAATATAATTCTTACCTGTTGATATTCTATTCATCAAATCAGGTAATATTTCAGTTTCAATTTTATTAATTTTATTTTCTAAATCAAAAATTTCATCATTTAATTGTTTATTTTGTTGTGTTACTGCACTAATATCACAAGATATTTTAGGTTTTTCATTAAATCTTTTATTTAAAATTTTCCAACCTTCAAGTTTTTTATCAAAAATATCCAATCCACTATCATATAATAATGAATCAACAAAAACCGCCATATCGTTAGATAATATTCTATTTAACGTATCTGATGTTGTCATAACGATACGCATAAAATTATCATAACTACCAATAATTGAATTTAATTTATTTTGTGTTTTTACTCTTCTATCACCATCCAATTTATCAATATTATTATCATCACTCAACACATCATCAGGATCATTAAGTAAATAATAATTCAATGTGGTCGGCACTCCAATAATATCACCTGATTTATTTTTTTGAATTTCAGTTCTTCTTTTAATACCATAATATTCACCATTTGCATATAATACTAAATAACCCTCACAAAACTCTGCACCATTTCTATTGTTTATATAACGAATATCACCAAACTTAACTCTTGTTTCAGTTTCTAATGTTTTATTAAATAATATATATGAAATCAATTTCATTATGGTTGTTTTACCAGCAGTATTAACACCAGTTATCTGAAATAAACCAGTCATATTTCGCCAATCAACATCTAATTGAGCATATGACATGAAATTTACACCGCCAAATTTTATAATATCCCATTCAACACCAAAATCATCATCGATTTCAATTTCTTTTAAAACCTCATTATCTAATGCAATAACATCATTAATTTGTTTTTCATCACAACCAATTTTCGCTAAATATTCTTTAAATATTTCATGTTGTACTTCATTTGATGATATGTTATTTAATGTTACTGTTTCTTTTATTTCAATATTATCTGATTCGATAAAATCATTCGTATTTAATATTTTTATTGTTGAGTTATTGTATTTTGATTTAACATAATCATTTAATTTTCTTTCATTTTCAAACGTTCTTGTTTGTGGTAATGTATTCCAAATAAATCTAACTGTCATATATTTTGTTGGATTTGATATATCGAAATCCAAATCATCAAAATCGGTGTATTGACTTATTCTAACATCTTTAAATGAATATTCATTATATACCGATACCAATTCAGCAGATTTTAAATCAACATCCCAAAACAAATATCCATGAAACGCATCATCACCTTCTGAAATATCTTGTGCAATTAATGAACCACAATATGCTTTTGTTTTTTCTTTATTTAAAAATTGCATTTTATGTATATCACCAAATAACGATAAATCACCCTTAAAATCCGATATATTATAATATAATTTACTCTTTTTCTCAAATCCACTTGGTGTTATACAACCCGAAATCGGATCATGAAATAAATCAATAAATATTGTATCTTTATTATTTTCAATATATTCTGCACTTTTCTTTAACATCCAAGGATTATTCTTTTGTTCACCATGATGCCAAACACACCAAGTGATATTGTCATCACGATACATTCCAGTTTTATCATAATAAATTACGTCAATATTTTCCAATGTTTTAACAATTGCCTTAACGCTATCAATTCGTTTTGAATTTCTTCTTAAAAAATCATGATTACCTCTAACAATTCTAACTGGTGCAATTTTACTTAACGATTTTAATAATTCTCTAACTAATATTAATTGTTCACCTTGTAAATCAAGATAATCATGAACCAAATCACCAATAATAACAATTCTATCTGGTTTTTTCTCAGATAATGAATTAATTAAATTGTTGAATACTAATTGATATTCTTCATATCTTAATGGAGATTTTCTTACGTGAATATCAGCAAGATGTGCAATTTTCTTTATCATAACTCATTTTCTTTATCATAACTCATTTTTTTTACAAAACTATAAAATAAATTTCAATCAAGCAAGTTTTTTTATAAGTCAAAAAGTCATAATGTTTTTTAATTAAAAATGTCAAAAATTCATATTTTGTCTTTGGCATTTATTTTGTTTTTTCAATTTTTGAAAAAATAACTTAATTTAAAAACCATAAATCATATGTTTAAAATAATTTATAGTGAACCAAATTTAGATTTAATTAACAAATTTATTGATGAAATTTTAACAGAATCAAAAAAAGAAACAAAAATTAGAAAAGAACCGTTTTTTGATATTCTCGAAACGGATGATGGTTATGAAGTACAAATAATACTTGCAGGTATTAATAAAGAAGATATTAAAATTGAAGTTGATAAAAAAATAATGACAGTTAGTGCAGAACGAAAAATAAACGAAAAGGATAAGTATAATTACAAAGGTACTTATTTTGGTTTATTCGAAAAATCATTTACACTACCAGATGATGTTGATGTTGATAAAATTGAATCTGAATTAAGTAATGGTATATTGTCAATAAAAATACCCCAAAATATTGATTCTATTAATAAAAAAAGAATAATAAAAGTAAAATAATAAAAAGGGGGGAAATTTTTCCCCCTTTTATATTATTCATTCATCAATTTCTTTTTTAATTTAGTTTTTATGTAATTAACTCTATTTCCAACAGTGGTACTTGTTAATTGAAATTCATTACCGATTTCATTATAATTAAAACCATACACATATTTCATATTTAACATGGCATAATCTTTTGGTGATATTAATGTTGTAATATAATTAATATATTCATTATTTTCATAACTATTATAAACATCATCATAATTTATTGTACTATTATAAAGTTTATTATCAATATAATCAACATTAATTGTGGAAGTTTTTTTCTTATCATAAAACGTATTGTTTATTTCATAATTATATTCAACTTCACTATAGTTGACATCTACATATTGAGTATTATGTGATTTATTATTACATCTCCATTTATCAATCAAATAATTTTTTACGATACTAAATATCCATACATTCAATTTTGATTTACTGGCATCATATTGTTTTAAATTTAAAAAGATTTTTATCATTATTTCAGATACATCATCATCAATATCATTATAAAATGTATATTTTTTTATCAAAAAGTTTTTTATAATTTTAGAATATTTATTATAAAATATTTTTTCTGATTGTTTATCACCGTTTATAATATCACGAACTAATTTAATATCGTCTATTATTTGTTCCATAATAATTATTTAATTTACTAATAAAGTAATCTTCTGTTATTAATTTTCTTGCACCATATACACATTTTTTTACAAATTCAACACCTTTTTCTCGTCTCAATTCATCAATATCTTCATTTGTTGGTAATTTAACTAATCTTATTTTATCATCACAATCAATGTATATGGATTGTAATGTGTAAAACAAATTAATTGAATCTTTGTATGCATCAGGGTCTAATATTATCACAACATTAGGTTTATATTCTGACAATCTTTTAAATAATAATGCTGATATTGTTTTACCTAACAATGGTATTGTATTTACTGGAATTGAAAGCATATCAAAAACACCTTCAACCAAAAATATTGTTGAATCCCAATTAATATAACCTTCATTAAATATGATACTATTTTTATCCACATTAGGATTTAAATATTTAGAGCGTTTTATTTTAGGATTATAACTCCTAGCAACAAAATAGTTGAGAATTCCATTAGCATCATATGATGGTATGATTATTCTTTGCGAATATTTACCTTCGAGACAAAATCCAAGCCTATATTTTAAAATCAATTCTCTATTAATTTTTCTATCTAAAACCAAATAATTATATGCTTGTAAATGTTCTGGATTATTAATATCCATGTCTGAAAACAAAATCATTTCGTTTGGTAATTGAACATTAATGATTTCAATATTATCATCAGTTACATATTCTTGATATATGCTTGCATATGATTTATATAATTCAAAATCTGATGAATTACCAAAAATTTTTATTAAACTACCTAAAGACCCACTAAATTTAGGGTCATCACATTTCCAACATCTGAATACTCGTTTTGCTGTATTGATTTCAAGATTATATTTACCATCTGGCTTTAGTAAACCCTCACGTTTTTGACATTTAGGACAATTTACTTGTAATTGTTCTGATACGTTAATACCCTTAACATCGCCAAATATATTCTGTATAATTGAATGAAATTCAATACCACGAATATTATTCATTTCATTTTTTTTATTATTTAACACACAAAAATAAAAAAAAATCACAATAATAATACCATATTGTGATTTTTTTTAGAAAAAAAATTAATATTTTTTATATTTACTTAAAAAGGGAAAAAAAATAATCAGTCTATTCATAAAGGCAATTGGATATATTATAAAATTATGACCGTATTTCATGTGATTTGTTTGTAATTCATTAAATACTGCAATCACATTATTCACAACATCTTTCACTTCATCATTTTGTGGTAATTTTTTTAGTTCATTATATTCATTTTGCATTTTTTCATACTCTTCACGCAATAATGAATAATCATTTGATACCGTTTCATATTTTTCAACTAATATTGATAATTGTTCTTGTAACCAAGTAACATCATTATTACTAATTTCATCTTTTGTTGGTAAATCAATACCCAACACATCTTTTTTTATCTTAACATCAACATCAATATCTTGTAATAGTTCATCAACTTTGGCTTTAGCCATTTCTTTACGCACATCAACATTTGCCGATTTTGTGCCATTAGTGGTGTTTGTTTCATTGTTATTTGTCACATCAACACCTTTTTTTGCTAATTTTATTATTTTTTTACCCATAATTTAATCAATTATTATATTTGTATTTATGTGTGCAACCAAACCATATTCATAATTCCAAATAAACGCATCTGCTGCCTTATTATTACCAATAAAACCTTTTTTATGATGCCATTCTTCTGTGCCTGTTAAACTGGATAAATATCTAATAGTCACCCCTAAATTTTCGTTTAATTCAGTTACTTTATTCAATTCATATTTAACATTTCTTTTTCTATGAATATGACCAACATGCCATTCATGAAATTTTGTTTGACTCCATAATGGTTTTGAGGGTATATCTGTTGCCATTATCATCGGTAAACTACTTTCATTTTCCTGATCACCGTGAGTAAATCCTAACAATAAATTACCAAATCTATAATACTTTCTTGGCGACGCATGTGTGTCAACAATAACTTGAGAATCATTATTAAACCAAGCATCAATAAATTTACCTAAATAATAATTTCTTTCAAAATCATGATTACCGGGTACTATAATAACATCAATTGGCACTCCTATTTGTTTTAAAACATTAATAGCATCGATAATTAATCTACACCCAATATCAAACGTTTTTTGCCAACGCAAATCTTCATCTTGTGGTGTTCCTTGTGTTGTTGTATTGAATATAGTATCACTATTAAAAAAATCACTTCCAACTGGAAAAACAATTCTTGAAATTGAAAAACCACTTGCTCTTTTTATTAAAGAATTGATTGAATATAGAAATCTTTCACGTGCAATTTTTATATCATAATTTTCATATGTTTCTCCACGCCATGCTAATTTACCTAAATGTAAATCAAATATCGAAATTTCTAATAAATTGTTATCTTCGTTTGATGTTTTATCAAATTTTTTTTTGTAATTAACATTTAATACAGGTGGTTTATAATCACTAATCATTTTTATAAATATTTCACCCAATTGATGCTCATGAATTTTTGTTTTATTTTTCACTAATTGTGCTTTTACTTGCCAATTCTGTGCAACTATTGGTTTATTGTTTTTAAATGATGTTACATCCCATTTATTAATTACATACTTTTCAACATTCCAATCATTTAGGTTTACCTTAGTCACCTCTAACAAATCTTCCAATGTTTTTACGTGTTTAACATCACCAGACCATTCTATATTAAGTTCATTATCATTTGATGTTACTGATACACCATCAACAATAACCTTATTTAAATTATTAGTATCAACCAAATCATCAGGTTTGATTCGATAATTATTGTATTTGTTTAAATATCTTTGATAAGCATTATTAAATAATTCAAATAAATCATCATCTAAAATACCATTATCATATTTTTCATAAATTAATGCTTTTACGTTTTTTATGTATGTTCTTGCATACCCACATTTTATTGATGCTTCACTTACCGAAATACCGTTATTAATAGCATAATTAATAACATTAACAGCATTTTCAATTCTTTCTCTTGTCATTTTTTTTATATATTATTAGACAAATAAAATAATTAAAAAAATTTTGTCAAACATACAATAAAATTATGAATATTGCAAGTTTTTTTAGATAAAAACATTCCCATTTTCTTTTAATATCTTAATATTATTTTCAATTTTTTTACATTCATCAATGAAATTAACTTCAATTTCAATGGATAAATCAAACCATTCACCTTCTTTTTTTAAATACGAATATCTATTATGCAACGATTTTTCAATTTTCATTGCATATTCAGATAAAAACGCATCAATTAATTTTAATGTTGAAGAATTACCTGTTTGTAATTGTTTTAATCTTTTTTGTGGTTGTGTTGAAACACCTATTTTATAATAGCCGTTTTCTAACGATTGTATCAAATAAACATATTTCATTTAATAATTCCCATTTTTTTTAATCCAGCATAACCAACAGCATAACTATCAGACATATCAAAACACATATCCTTTGGTTCGTTGCTATTTTTCTTATAAACCCAATTAATTTGGGGTTCTAATTTAGAAACTTTTTCCCAAATATACAATTTTTTCTTTTTTTCATATTCTTTAGGAAATGAAAGTGTTTCTTTTTTCACACCCTTTTTATCATATGATGTTTTGACTAATTCGGGGCAAAATAATTTTCTTGATTCATATACACTAATTTTTATTGGATAAACACCAAAAACGGTATACAATATATATCTACAAATACCATTAAAACCATATAATAACGACACGGTATTAATATTATTACTACCACCAAGCGGTTCTTCAACAATTATTTGAACAATCTTACCATTTAATTCATTTAATACTCTTTCTTTATACTCAACAACATAATTTTTAAAATTTTCACCCTTATAAATATCCCTATGTTCAACATCGATATTTTTGGGGGTTTTTAATTCGAGATGTTTTAATTCAATTAACTTACCATCCAAATTCCAAAGAGCACTACCAATATTAGTTGTGCTTATATCTAATGACCATACATAATTTTCCATAACACTATACTATATAACAACATTTTTTTTACTATTATTTTCCTCAATCATTTTTTGTAATTCTTTAGGCTTTGTTAGATACAAATCAATTAAATCTTCAATAACACCACCAATTTTTAAACTTTTTCCCTTACAATAGATTTTTAATCTATAATGTAATTCACCATTAATAATTATCGATTTAAATTTTTTTTCAATATTTGACATAATTGTATTTTTTTATTATAAAAATTATTTTATAATAAATACTAAGATTTTATAAAAAATTATATAATTATTAATTTTTTTTAAAAATCAATTGCAAAAACAATAGTTCTAGATATTGTAGAATCTTTAGGTACTGGATTATTCAATTTCCCAATAGCAACCAAATTTTTATCACTATCATATATACCAATTTCACTTATGTATACTTTTGAATTACCATCCCATGTTGAATTTGTACTTGTGTTAAATTCATTTAATGGTAAATTAATAGAAATATCTGTCGTATATACATCTGCTTTTATTTCAGTTTCAACAACACCAAAGAAATACGTTTCATCACCAAACGACAATTTATCCGATTGATTATATTGTGGATATGATAAATAATTTAAATTATAGATTGGATAATTATCATAATTATTAAATTGAATATAAAAAACGGTGTTTGTTAAATCATTTGCAGATAAATATTGACCATGATTTTGTATTTGATTGGTAACGTCAACATATCTCCATTCTGATGATATTGGAATTATTTCACCACCATTAGCATTGGTATTATCTACAATTTGAAATAAAATATATATTTTATTTGCTGTATAACCAACACCATTTAATGTGTTATTTAAAAACCTAAATTCATCGGGGTTTGGAAAATATAATTTAAACCCATGTATATTAATATTTTCAGTTTCAATTTGTGTTTTATTAATATAATTACAATGTATTGCCATACTATATGGCATACCAAAAGTACCACCAGTTGGTACTAATACATAAGTTGTAAATATTGTATATGTTTTCATATTTTTATGTTATCAAATACTACTTATTATATAATTAGGTAACGTCCACGACCTATTTGATTTATATGACATGGCAAATAATAACTCTTGATCCTCAATAACAAATATTTTTAAATCGGGAAACACCTTACCCACAACAAATCCATTTATATCACATAAATCATAATATACAACATCTAATGATTTTGTTGTTCCAGTTAATAATTTACTATCACCACTAGCAATTAGTGTAACACCTAATGTATCACTATTAGATTTATGCCACATTATTGTTGGTATTCTAATTGTTGGTGTTTTTAATAAAAATCCTTCAGCATATACATTTGCAGGTGAATTATTTGTATAGTGTATAACACCTAATTTTTTATAAATTGGTGCTTGATTTTGTATATATGATACAAAACCACCCATTGCTTTATTTTTAAATTGGGTATATTTTAAATTATTTGCACCAACACCTGCAATTTCTTCAGTATATATTATCGATAAATTCCAAAATGGATAAATTATTGTTGGTGATTGACTATTTTCTAAAAATGATAAAACACTTTCATCAACATAATCAGTTGATGACATGTTTAATAATGTCGACCCCGTATAATTAATTAAATCATATAATACCATTGCACCTGCATGTATATTTGATGGTATTGTTAAATTACTAAAATTAGGTAATTCACGATCAACCACAACATTTAAATCGTTTGTCGATAATGAACCACTTACAATTCCAGTTATCTTGTAAAATAAATTAGGTGTTGGAAATGTATTATTTACTGAATAACCAGTAGTTGAATTTGTATATGTCCATCTCACAAATAATAAATCACCGACAGTTGGTTCTAATGTACTCGTACCGTATGTTGGTGCTTTTTTTAATGTTAACGATTGACCACCATTAACAGTATTCACCTGAATCATTACATCAGGTTGCTTTATATGATTACTATCGGTAATAAAAGTTTCACCACTATTACTAAAAAATCCAACACTATCAACTTTATTATGCACTGTATAATATGATGTTGGTACTATATTAATATAATTATAAGGATCACCTGATAATGATTTGGGAATAAACGAAATTATATTTGGATTTTTATCAACAGGTCTTAATATCATTGAATTGAATGCTGAATAATCAGTCACATTCGGATCGTTCTCTATTTTTGAAACAAAATTATAATCAATTTCACTATCACCAATAGCGTAATATGTGAAATTTAATTTACCCTTCGATAACAACTCTCTACCTTTAGATGTTAATTTTATATTAATTACAACTGGGTCTTTTTTATCTATAAATGCCATTTTGTTTTTTTATTATAAATACAATTATTTATTTTTTTTATATTGGTGGTAATTGACCATCATATCCAACAAAATTGGGTAATGATACTGAAATTGTCACATCACCATTAAAACAACTTGTTATTGGACAAATACTTGGTATTGTTTCAAATCCATTACATGATAATGACCATTCAATATCATATGATATTAAATTATAATCAATTCTTGCTTCGATATTATTTAAATCGATGTAATAACAACCAGCATTTAAACAAATCAAACAAGTTCTATTTTTTGAATATGATGGTATTGTATGTGTAGATATTAACGAATTATCACAACACATTATAGAAAAACTACCACCAAAACCATCATTACGACCAAAATTATTTTCATCATTCCACGTAATATTTACTTCAATATTAATTGGTGGTGATGGGGGTGATTCTGTTTTTATATTTTTTACGCTACCATAAGAATAACCTGCAGCATTTTTTGCATATGCCCTATAATAATAGGTTGTGTCAGATTCCAAATTACAAATTGAATATGCTGAATCATCAATGAAATATGGGTTCATTTGCCCATCATCATATAATGATTTTTTCATTACATAATTTGGATAATTTTCAATTATTAGGCAATTATCACAACTAAACTGAATGCTTTTTGTATACAAAACACCATATTCTTGAATAGGTGCATTGCCGTTATTTGATATACAATTATTATAAACCCTTATTGCTGTTGATGGGGCATCTAAATCATGATATGCTTCACCTGTTATTACAGTTGGTGTTGTTATTGATATTGATGCAGTTGTGCCTGTTAATATATTACCATAATATTCAACACCATCAACAACAAAATATGCACGATAACGATATTTTGTACTTGGAGTTAATCCAGTAATATCTATTGTATATGAATTATTAGTGAGAGGACCTTGTTTTAATTCTGTGCATTGCCAAGTCATACTATTACACCATTATATTTTAAATAATTATATTATTAAACTAAACCAGCACCAGCAACAATTTGATTAGAACCACCTAAACAATAATTACCGCAAATATTATTCACTTCGTTAATATAAATTTTTGAAATTGACGGTATTCTTGATGATGTTGTTTCAGCATATGCAAATAATTCTAAACATGTATTTGGTGTTACTGTAACAACACCAAAAGTACCACATATTTCTTTTGCTATTTTTGAAACAATTTCACAAGAAAATATTTCAGAACCATTACATTTAACCCACACACACGATTCTGTTATAAGCGGTGTTGAACATTTTGATATTGAATAATCTAATTTAACATTAAAACACTCGCCATTTTGTGGTTTAGTGACATAACCACCACGTCTTGAACATGTTGTGCAAGTATAATAATCAACACCATTGTTGGGGTAATAACATACATTAACAGGTATTGTTACTATTGGTGAACCTAATTGTGTTACACATACCGTTTTAGTATCACCAGATTGTGGTATAAAACAAATAGTACCTGTTCTTGGTGATGTTGAAGTATTTGCCTTAACACCAATATTATATGAATTACCTTGTGGTATTGGTGGATTAGGTATTGATAATATAAACCATGATTCATTCGTACTAACATCATAACAATTTGATATATCGCCACATACTGTAACTGTTAATCCAGTATTACTTGCAGGCACATTTGTGAATTGTGTTGGTGTTACGTTAAAATCGATGATTGTCGTACCAATTGGCTCATATTGAACACCATACCAATCAACATCTTGGTATCTTTGAATATCATAACCACCAGTTCCGATTATTGATGTGGTTGTTGATGATGTCATCAGTTTTGTTTTACCAGATGGTACTGGTAGTGGTGGTGTTGCGAGTGTTGTTAATGTTTTTGTATCGCCAGTTGCACTAATATTATTTAAATATACAATTGCACGATAATCATATGACGTGTTTTCAGACAACCCAGTTATCGTTAATGTGAAATTATTTGTGGTTAATGGTTGTGTTAATAATGGATATTGTATCCAATTATTTGAAATTGTTTCTTTATATTGAATACCGTACTGTGTGATATTTTCATAATTAACAATATTTTCACCACCAATATCGACCAATTTACCAATACCAGCATATCCTAATTTAGTGTCAACATATAACTCAATTGGTGAAGGTGTATTATATTCCACTGGTATTGTAAAAACACTACCATCATCACCTAAATGATATAATGTTGACCTATTTTTTATCGTTGTATTAACATTATCAAAATTTAAAATCGCATTTTCGTGAACGTTAACACCTCTTTTATATACATACTTTTGCTTAGTAAATATACTATTCCTAACTAACAATCCACCCTTTTTTAGAATTATTGTTGATGATAGTAATTGTTCTACAAATCTATTAAAAAATGCATTATATTTATTTAAAAACTGATATAAATTGCTGAATGAATAACCATTAGAATGTAACGGATTATTGATTTCAAGTTCACTTCGTTTTAAATACGTTTCATATATTTTAAGTACAGTTGAATACCATCCCCCTTTGGAATCGGTAATTGTTTTTCTATTTCTAGCATTAATCATTTTTCTTTGAATTAATTCAAGAAATTCAAGAAATGATAATTTGCTAATATCACCAATACTAAATGAATCTGATACTACTGGTTTATATACAGTATTTCCACCAACCAAATAATAAACACTGAGAACACTACCATATCTCAATCCTTTTGGTAAAAACACTTCATATGGGTTTAATGTATTAATACTATAATCTTTAATTGGCTCTAATGCAATTCCATCCACTAAAAATTTAATATCCTTAGCATCATTTACTTTATAATTTAGTTTGTATACGTATTTATTAGCATTAGCACTATAATATATTTTACTATTACTAAAACTATCGATTCTAACGGTTTCATTTTTCAATGAAATATCATTATTATTAATAACTTCAACATAAGATACTTGTACCTCAGGATTATCAACCAAATATGAAATCACATCTTGATTTAATATGATAATTTCATTGGTATTATAATTAATATTATAATCTGCAGTATATTGGGGAGTTCCTTTTGATAAAGCAATGCCATTAATAGTCACTTGAACATCACCACGTGGTGTTGTTGGTAATGGTATAATAGTACCAGTTAAATTGGCTTTAATTCGAGTAACAATATAATTGACTGTAATACCCGATATCGGTTCATCCGATGAATATATAAAGGTTGCTTGTATCACATCTCTATGATTTCCATAATTTTTTGCATAATTATCATTTAATATTGTAAAAGTATTACCTGTCACAACGTAATCAGCATTTGTCAACACATTATTAGTAACACCTGTTTTAGGGGCATTTAATAATATACCATTAAATCTAACTTCCAAATCACCTTGTGTATTGTCATATTCAAATGGTAATGTGAATGTATTTTGAGTTCCTGTATAATTTAACGATATGTTAACATATGAATATGGTAATGTATATCCACTATTGTTGACTGGAAAATCATAATCTTTTATATATTTATACACATCATATTCAATACCTCTTGCAACATCTAAAGCAATATCAACTTCTTTCGTATTAATAATCAACCTACTATCTTCTTGATAATACTGTGGTGTTGTATGGTGTTTTCTATACGTTGCACCCGATTGTACCCAAGATTTTTTATTATCAACGGTTTCGTTCAATATAAAACCCGCTTTACGAAAAACATTAAGATATGTTTGACCACCATCAGTATCACCTGATACTTGAAAATAAAATGAATTTGATTCAAGTGGTGCAATTGGATAGCCACTATTATCATATGGCAACGATTGTGTTGGAAAATCACGTATATTTAATTTTACATTTTGTGGATTAATTTTACCATCAACGGTATATACATATTCAGTAATATTAATAAAAGGTTCTGGAATTCCAATTAGTAAAAATATTGATTTAATCGCATCACGAGTTCCTTTAGATTTCCAAAAATAATTAGTATTTAATAAAATTCTTCTCCATAACTCAATGTCAATTTCTGCTGGTAATAAATCTTTATGTAAATTTCTTTCTTGTTCATCTATGGTTAAAATACTATCAACTAATTCATTTTCGTTCAATAAATTAAAATAGTCCCAACCAAATGTTCTCGCAATATTTTTTATTATAATATCTGGTGTGTTATTAATTTTATCATATGTAATTTTATTAATATACATTAATGAATCAATAAACCCTCTAATTTGGTCAAATTCCCAACCATATATTTTTAATAGTTTACTAATTTTACGATTTTCAGTTAAATCATATGTTATAACAGATGACGGCACTAACATTCTAATAATTAAATTTGTTTTAATTTTATCATATTTATCACCTATTGCTAATACCGCATTCAAAAAATTTCTATATGCATTATTATCAAAATCAATATTATAACCATCTGTGGTTGTCCATATTAATGTTTTATCAACATATATAATTTCGCCATTATCATCCAATGTTGGATTTTTTAAAACAAATTTAAATCCATCAACACCAACTCTTTCAGACATGATATATCTTTCATATGGTTTTAATTGTGCCCTAAATTCTTCAAATTTAATGTTATTTGGTTTTATGTGAAAATTTATAAAACCAATACCATTTGTATTACCAGTCATCACGTCTGAAAATGGATTACCAATCACTTTAAATTTAATAAAATTTCGTAACGTTGGATTGGTACTATTAATTGTATTACCAGTATATCCGATTATCGGATATGATTTATCATAATTTGATGCAGTACTAATTACAAAATCATTATACGATAAGTTTAAATTTTTTAAAACATCATTATCAGGAATGGTTTCATTATCCTTATTAAATACCATTCCAAATCTATTTTCAATACAATCAACCAATACATAAAATGTAGATATATTGGTAACATCATTATAATTACAACCACTAAATGTTGGTATTGGATTATTACCTAATCTTAATGAATTAGCAAAAAGACTACTTGGATATTTAAGAATTATATTTTCAATTGAAATTCTGAGAAAATCATAAGCCGAACCAAATCTAACAAATGTATTTAAATCTTTATTATCAAAATTTAATACAAATGATTTTGATTTTGTTTCGATAATATTAGATTGAATATCAGTAAGATTCAATGTTTCAAGTGTTACTGGTCTGACAAAATTATTTAATGTGTTTTGATATGTGATATTTTTCTTACCTTCAAAATTACTAGTAACAAAAAAACTACCAAATGAAAATATTATATTTGATGGATTATCGGTAAAATCACCACCATTTAAATTACCATCAAGTTTATTATTAATTACTTTTATTTTTGCCACTTTATATTCAATTTATTATAAATACGATAATATAAAAAAATCCCAATTTATTGTATTGGGATTTTTATTTTTTATAAAAAATTAATTATTAAATACCATTTGTAACAACATCAAAATCTTGTGATTCATCAATATTTGTACGTCTTTCTTTTACTTCAAATAACGATACATTACCAAAATCATCTTTAATTTCATAAACATTAAATTGTCTTGTTATATTTCGATTCGAATCAAAATACGTAATAATACCATTATCAATATCTTTTATCACTTCACCACCAACTAAATCAGTTAATGTGTCAATCGTATTTGCAACTAAATCAATTTCTAATACAACTGGTGAAAAAAACGTATTTGATATTATTATTTTTTGATTGGCAGTACCAATAAATGGTAATAAATTTGATTTAATGTCGGATGAACTACTTGGTGTTAATTGTAAAAATAATAAGTTACTACTATCATCAAATTTATATCGTGTTGATTTTTCTGATGCACCATTACCGTTATCAACAACAGGAATTACTTTATTTGATGTGACAACAAATCTAGAAAGATTTCTAATTTTTTTATTTGTCAGCGTATCTATATATTCAATTCGATATCCTTGTAACGCATTATTTGATTTTAATCCATCTGGTAATTGATTCGCATCTAACACAATACCTCTTACATTTGATAACGATGATAACACACCACAATCAACAATAGTTGTAATAATTCGTTTGGGTTTAATATAAATAGTATATATACCCAATTTATTAAAAACACTTGCAGGTAGTTTTAAATTATACAAACCCTCTAAAATGTTATCACTACCATCAATTTTATCTTCATCAGGTAATATATTATATGATAAAATTTCATTAGCATTTAATTTATAAATAACATCATTAAAGGTTTCCCTATTTGGTGTATAATTATAATAAATATCGATATCATCGATACTTACATCAGCAGGTCTTGTAATTCCATATGTTCCAACAGCCATATTATGTATTATTTATTATATTAAAATAAATTCCACCAACAAATGTTGTTAAATCGGATAAATTAGTAACATATCTTAATCTATAATTATCAATAAATACAGATTGTTCATATCTATCAATAAATACATCATTATGTATTTTTGGATTGTTTATTATATTT